TAGTCTACAGGTTGCATTTGATGCCCCAAACACAATGGCAGAGTTAGCTTCAGGAACTCTATCATCCCCAAAAGTAGTACCACTGTAGGTTAACTCATTAGCACCTAAAACATCCAGATAATTATTTGAAAAATTATACTTTCTGATATAATCAGTAGGCATACCAGTACTTGCAGACAGTGGGGTAATTACAGGAACTTGTTCATCTTCAACATCAACTTGGATATGTTCTAAAAACACCCCATCAAAGATTGATATTGCCCCTGCGTTGGTATCACCCCATACCGTAGTAAACTTAGTCTCTTCGTGATAGAGGATTTCAACATCTTTCACCCCATGATCGGTCTGTGCATCTAAATGATGCTGATTATTATATCTGATTTCAGTGATACTAATGGGAGTAGGAAAGGTAACATTCAGAACTTGATTAGTAACTGTCATATTACTAAACAATGCTGTTTTATCTGTAGCCGTACCTATTTTGGATAGAGAGGTATCAAAAGCGTATTCAGGGAGGTAACTTGCACTGTAAAGAGAAGTGCCCTCGCACTCCCATGATACATCATAAAGTATTTTATTTGGGCCATTATAAAGATCAATTGCTCTTATTCCCATATACTCAGGTGCCCCATGATTAGTGGCACACCTAAACGATAGGCTCTTTATTAAAATAGATGCCCCACCACCATTTAATAATATACTTGATGTATTTGCTTCAGTCCCTATTAAGGCATCGTCAATTAAAAGGCTGATGTCATTTCCAGATTTGCTTAATGTAATAAGTGCTTGTTCTCCGTTTAAAGTTGATGCGGGAGTTTCACAATTTGATAGAGAAGTGCCATCTACAGATATGCCCAGATTAGTAGAGTCAACGTGACCTACCACAAGAGCATCAGAGTTAAAAGACAGAACCTTACTTAATGTTAAGGAATCCACATAGTCTAAAAATACAGAAAACGCTACGGAAGTAATAGTGGACAAAGGCTTATCCACTAAACTTGAAGGGAGTTTGCCTTTAATTACACTACTGGATGAATCAAGTGCAATTTCAGTCCCTATAAAATTTAAACTTTCTCCAGTTATTGCACCCTCATAAATACCCGTTGCAGAATTAAAAAGAGTATCATTAGAGGGTTCTGGAACATTATACACAGATAAAAAAGAAGACCCGTAAGGGAGACTGTTTCCCATAAAACCAAGAGCATATTGATCTACATTTGTTTTAGAAATCTTTATAACAGTATCACCAACTGTCGTAACAGTAGGGACAACAACAGTCATTGATACCTTCTTTTTATGTATATCCAAAAGAATAGGTATGAACGTATTAACAGTTCCTAATTTTGCTTTTGCACCCTGTATAGTACCTCTCCCAAACACAGTAAAGGTATCAGGTATATTTGTGTTTGTAGATGGTATCTTATTATATGGATTACCTAAGATTTTAAGAATATGACTCGACATAGTAGCAGTAGACGAACCGTTGGAATGATAGTTCACATACTTTATGTCATCTATCTCAATAGGTTCTGGAAATGTGACAACAATCACTACAGGTTCGTATACTCCAACTATAGAACGATCTCCCAGAAAAAAATCTATTGGAAATGCTCCATCTGGAGAGACATCAGAATCAAAAATGTATGTAGCATTATACTTTGTTGCATCTTTTATAAACTTTATAGGAGCATCTATCTCCCAGTCAGTAGTGTATTTGTGTAAAACACCCCTTCTATAAAAACGTAAGGCTCGTACACAACTCCTAATATAATCTTGACTATAAAATTCAAATCTTAATGATTTTACTTTTACTGATCCTTTTAATGGTGGTGTTGTAGGATACAAAGTGCAAGGTGTCCACGTATCTCCAAATGGTGTACCTAAGATAACTTCGCCGTGTTCAATAGTATCTACTGGATGAGTCGTATCATTCACAAAAGCAGTTGTTTCTGAAGAAAATAGTTCAGCCTTATGTACTGACCTCTCTAGGTAAGATGTGGTACTATGACCGGGATGCCAAATCATACCTGTTATTGTTTTTGCTACAGGGAAAGTAATAATTACAGTAATAGGCAATCCTGTCACATAACCCTGCCAATCAGTATTAGAACTCGATCCTGTAGTAAGTTGAGTAGTATCAAAAAGATTAATAGCATCGTAAGTGCTACTGTATACACTACTTGCAAAACATGTCCATGAAGAGTCGTAAGGAATTACTTGACCTGCCTCATCTAAAAATTGGACAAGCCTTCCTGCAACATAATTTAGATCCCCATTATTTTCTGAGATCAACAGCTTTACACTTAATGCTGTAAAAGGAGATGGGGCTTGTACCTTATCTACATGAGTAACTTCTGCATTTACTTGTGTGGCTCCTACTTCCACCTTCCACATTTTCCACGAATCTTCATATAAATTATCAAATAAATGAGGGTATTTAATGCTGTCTAATTCAAGATTGATTGGAACATTACTCTCATCTGTAGAAGTAGTCCCTGCCGGAATAGTAGCAGTAACATACCTTTCGTCTATAGGGAAAGTATCACTCACAATTTCCAAGGATGGAACATCAGACCCTTTAAAGGGAAGAAAGCCCTTAGTATACCCAACATCAAGTGCAGAGGTGTATACTCCATTCTGTTTATTATGTATCCCTCCAGAATACTCTGGGGAACCTGCAAGCACCCTACTAATGTTATACTGAGCATAGGATGGTTTGGTTTTGTTATCAACATAAATAGCCAAGGCTTCTGCGGTAATTATTGGTCTATTAAACAAACGTATATTATTCAATATAAGCGTATTATTTTGATTAAGAATGACTCCATTTGGGCCTATAATAAGTCCAGAAGTATTACGATCCGCCTCACACCTCATATCTACTTCACTGGTATAATTATAGACATTAATACCGTTTTTAAAAACCTTCAGTCCACCTGAGTCAGAGATGGAAATACTCATATCTACTACTGATCCAAATGGTAATACAGTCATAAGTCTTCCAGTAGATCCACCTGTGCTACTATACACTTTAATGTATAGGGATGTGTAATAATGATAAACCTCTAACTGCCACGGAATAGATATAATTCTACCGTAGGTAACTAAGCTTCGCATTAGTTGCATAGTAAAAGATATGGTTAATGATCCATCATTCCTGTCTTGATAATAATCAGTTAAAAATCCTTGACTTGTTTCCCCTTCTACCATTTGCATAAGATACTGAGATCCAAACCACAAAGGTTTTATACCATCATCAAATACTTTTATACCTTTCCCTGATAATGATCCGTGTATAGGCAGTAAAGCAACATTTGATCCGTCACCTAAAACATCATAGGTTAAACCTTGTGAACAAAGTTCTGTTTGCACTTCTACAGAATCAGAAGACCCGTCCTGGGCAGTTATGGCAATTACTATTATAGGATTATCAGTTCCTGGAACATATAAAGTGCTTCCTACCGGTTGGGGTGCAACAGGAGTTCCAGCCACTTCAAAGTGCCCCATAGTATCAGAATCAAACACAAAGTATAAATCATCAACTACTTTATCATGTGAGAACATACGCACCATTGAGTTATTCCGATGTGTAGTACTAACCAATGGATTTACATGAGAGTGACTATGTATTCTGTTCGCCACATCGCATAAAATAGCTTGGTATTCACTATCGGTTACTGAAAAAGTACCAGTACATAAGCTAATCCTGTCCAGTGCGTCCATGTTGTACTGATCTGATTGATCAAAACATAAAGCAATAAGAGACTGATCCTCATAACCATTGGGTTCTAAATAAATCACAAAAGACTTATCGTCCTCAACAACTGTAGAACCTGCGTATAAATAATCATAATCAACCTTATTTAACAGAACTATGTGACGATCAGAAGCATTATCAACTTGCACTGTTCCAGAGTATGTCATTTTACTAATAACAGTATCAGGTACTTTTCCAAGTAATAAAGTTGTCATTGTATCAGAATTAATCATCGGAATACCCCCTTCCTGAAACAAGAACTAAAAATCCAGCATTTGTAGTGGCTGTAACGGTATACAAAAAATGATGGGTTTGTCCACGGTCAACTCTTGTAAATGATGGCATTATTACATTGTACTGATTTCGTACTATCGGCTTTCTAATTCCAGGAATTTTACCTAAAATTCGTTGACTTGCAACAGCCGAACCAACCCACCCTGCATCAACAAGTGGTATTTCAGACCCATCCTCATACAATGTAGCATGATTTGTTGCCTCATAATAGGGGTATAAACTGTTGGCAGTACCTCCAGACCATGAGTCGAACTGAACAGAACCTACAGCATAAGAGTAATCCCTCATCATGTACCTACACTGATCCGTTATCGCATCAAAAGATGCGAGGTAATTCGCAGTTTGTGCTGTAGTATTCTGCTGACACCACACTATAAAATTAAACATATTGTTCGCATCATATTTCTGATAGTCACCAAAAAAATAGGGAACCCATGTCCAATGCTCCTTAGCTGTAGTGAGAGGAAACCTAAGCATTCCTGCCCTTACTATAAACCAAAAAGATTTTGAATCACCTATAACTTTCCATTCGTACTCCCCGGCGTAAGAAGATGTTGAGTAACCTATGCTAATGAATTGGTTATTAGCATACTTATCGTTAGGAGGGCATAATCCAGTTCCATTATCAATATCAGAAACAGCCTCATAACCTTGCACCCTACAAGTATTTTCTTGCTTTGCCAAAGTGGTTGTCCAATCACCTGAATGATTAAACCTAAGATAATGACCTGAGCCTTCTATATTTCTTACTATGATCTTCTTAACATCCGCATCCACCTCAGAGTCTTTTAAATGCAGGTTCCATCCAAGAGGTTCTTTGTAGTCACCCCCTGTACCATACCCATCGCATAATATTGCTCTTAACGCCCTTGCAATACACCCTACATCCTTACCATTAATTATAGGGGCGCCTACATCTGTACTCTCTCTTAATAATCCTATTCCCATTTCTTCTCCTATCAGTTAACTATAAGTTCAAGGTTAATATTAATTTAAAAATTTTATGAGGAATCCCCTCTTATCTCAGTAACGTAATTATCAATACTCTCATCAGAGGGACCTTGTAAAGTAGTCCTTACAAACCATAATGGGTAATTTGCGGCCTTAGAATTAAACCTAAAACAATCACCAGTTGACCATCCTATTCCCCATCCTCTACTATCTATAGTAAAATATGCCTGGGCTGTCAAACTGTTTGTTGGGGAGATATTACCAGTAATCGACTCCTCTGCTATAATACCTAAGTTTTCTCCGATTATCTGAACTGTAGTAGGACTAACAAATATAGCAACAAATCTTTCCTCTACAGCATCACGGTTATTTACTGTTATAGGGTAATTCACCAAATCATAATTTGAAAGTGGAGCATCTCCTATCAAAGCATTTGACCATACATCTGTCCAGGTATCTTGAACAAACTCATTCTCAATTCTGGAATTTAAATCCTTAGAGGGAAGCACACTGGAGACAAGGGTTCCACTCACATCATAATCATGTGTCACCGAATTAGCTAAAGCGATATGACCCGTTACCTGGACATCAGAACTAAGTATCATATCCTCTATTCTATTGATAAGAAATAATGGCTTACTGGCATAATTATTCATTGCGGCTGAATCAACAACTGTCATTGTACCTGCTTCTATATCTACCGAATAATGCCCAACCTCAGGAACCATAGCTCCTACAGTGTCAATCACTCTTATGATACTCACTGGATCTCTTCCTACACTGATAACATCACCATTACTCAATGTATCTGCCAGTGCCTGAGACAGAGTATTATGGATAAGAATAACCTCACCATCTCGAAATATGGGAACTTTACCATCAATGGGTAATCTTACGGGGTCAAGGCCTAATAAATCAGGATCAAGTGGTATGTGAGAAGTCACAACACAATTAACTAACATGGTTGCGGCTTTTACTAATATTGGTATCCAAACAAACCCATTGTCTACCATAGAAGCGTCATATTCAGCTAATGCCTGGGCTGTGACATCATCAAGTACCCACTCACCAAACATTACAGCACAAGTACCAGATAAGTGGTCTATAAACCCCTTTACATTAGTTCCTATAATTTCTCCGGATGTGTTACTGGAAGCTGATAGTGCATTGCCTTCAATATCTTCACAATCAAAAGTTAAACTGTTTGTTCTAACAGGAGCTCCTGGGGTTCTAAACATAACTTCTGACATTGGTTCTGCACCAGTAACCCCAAGACCATGTGTGGTTATTAATGGGAGGTTCTGAGTGGCATCTACAATAGTGGTATCAGTTACAGAGGCTTCAAATTTTTCATAATCAACAGTTCCTATTGCAACACGAGTGTCCACAGAAGGCAAATCACCTGAAGCAGGAATTTCGTAAAGAACTCCATTCATATCTCCTATGGTTTTGGAACCAATAGTGCCTCTAAAGGAACCTACAACAAGTTCTAATCCTTCAACATTATCCGCCACGTCATATTTTTTATGAAACGATGCTGTGTAACTATTCCCAATTGTACCTGATAATTCTGAATACCTTACAGAAAATGTACCTGATACATACTCACCTAAACTCATAGCCCCAGTTGGGACACCTTCAGAATATCTATTACTGCCTGCTCCATAACTTCCTGACCCACCACCCACAACTGTGTAACTTCCACCGAATGTGGCTCTTGGAGCACCTGCAACCCAGGAAAAGGATCCTTTGTACAAGTAAGCATATTTATTGGGGGAAAAGATAACTGAACCACCTCCAGCAGTATACACTATTCCACCAGGTGTAAAGTCTGGTGAAGCCGGTATGGTATCCGTATCACCTTTAAAAGTTCCATCTCCATTATCTCTTAACTGAAAATTATACACTTTTCCATTGTGGGTACGGGTATAGTAAACTTTGACAGTTTTAGGAATTATAGCGGCTGTATTGGTTAACAGTAAAGTACACCTATTGGTTCCTACAACAGGAGTGAGAAAAGTATCACGGGCTGACTCGGTGACTGAACCAAAGCTATAGGAAATAGAAAAAACTTCTTCATCTTCGGGGGTTATGGGTAAAGCTGTGACCTCAATTTCACCATCAACATAATCAATGGTTCCTACATCTGCAAGAGTTAATGCGGCTCCTATATAATAATCAAGATTTCCACTCCCATCATCTTTAATAGATCTGGCTGTTCCATCATCCCATGCCATAACAAAAGTGCTTGGATCTATTTCAATATTCTCTAAGGACTCTACATATTTAAAAGGATGTTCTGTTGCACTGGCTATGTCAACAAATTGTGTGCCAGAACCCCAGTATACTATTATAAGTGAACCTAAATCAGGAAGGTACCCTAAAGTTATTCCAAGACTTCCAGTATCAAAATTAAGTTGTGCTGTACCTAAAGAAGGATCTACACCCACAACCTTGCCAGTTCCATCATCCCATAATGTGTACCATTTACCACCTGATAAATAATCAACTCTTACTGTGCCAGGATCAGGTATTGGTAAGCATCTAAATGTATGTGTCCTTGAACGAGTGGTATCACTATCAATATCAATTCCAGAAGTATACATAACTCTGGCCTGGGGTACGGCAGGGTTATACGTGGCATTAGTAAGAGCAAGACCAACAGAACCATACGTTATAGCACCCCACTGAATTGTACCTGAAGGGTAATCAATACTTCCTACAACATCAGAAAAACCTGTACGCCTCATATTACCCTGGGAATCGTCATAAAACTCACCACTATTTAAAAGAAGTGTGTTAGGTGCAACCGCCTCCCCTAACAGTACAGTTCCATTAGATGTATACAAGCAAGCAACATTACGAGTAACTTCTTGAGATACTCCTTGAGCAAGCATTTGTTCCCTTTGGTAACCTACACCAGAATCAACAATACCTGTCTCAGATTGTGCAGAAGGAACCAATGAAGTGAAAATAGAATCCACCTGTATTTGAAGCTCTCCAGTTGTAATAGGAGAAGCTAATTTAGCAACCCCATAATATTTTGAAGCATCTGCAACAGAAGAGGTATACACCTTGGTTTTAGAGGAAGTATACTGAGAGTAGGGGTTAACTTCTTCCCCAGGGAAATCTATTTCCAAACCTGTTCCAATAGAAATATATATAGCCTGCTTCAAATAAGATCTACCCTGATCATCTACATAAGTCCTTTCTTCAGAACTTACATTCGTGAGTCGCACAAATTGAGTATATTCTGTAATTGCATCACCATCAAGATCCTCTTCGGTAGTCATTACAAGGACATCACCTATTGCAGGTGCTGTTTGATCTAACTCACAAAGAAAAGTGATAGTTCTTGTTCCTTGATAATGGTCAGCATACAGTTTGCCTGCAAAAAAAGGACCTTTTACCATGTAAGCCTCAATTCTATCTTGTGCTTCTTTACGTGTATCAAACCAATCTTCCGTAGAGAAGAAACACACACTTACTCTGGGATCAAGAGCTTGCTCTGTTATGACTGTATTTGATCCATAGTAGGTTGCTCTGTTTGTCGTTTGTATAGACAAAAAGCATTTTCTCATAGAGACTCTACCATACACCCTATCAAATCTGGAAATGTCAGGAAATAATTCGTTAACCACACCATCCACAACCTCATCGGTGGTCATCTGACCACCGGCATAATCAGTATCATCAAGCCTCTGGGATTTCATTATCTTTACATCTGAACTGTTTATATCTGCCACACTAAACCTCCATTAACTTGATTGAAGTTACTTCAAAATATTCACTAACACCAAAATCGTTATACCCTTTTACAGTCTTTAAGTCAAGTGCTGTATCATCATGTCTAAAGATAACATTGAATGTTCTTGCATCCTGAAGTGTTAATGTCATCTCTGTCCCCGGCACATCTCTTAGAACTACCAATAAATTTAATGTTGCTCTTGTTATCCATGCCATATCACTCTTTCCTGCGAGAGTAATGAATCTTCCTTTGGATTTTAAATTATTTTGGACATGTAGAGATCCAGTAAATCCATAATTTGATGCTTGAGCAACTGGACTCCAGGAATATTCATCAACCCATTCCAAGTCATCGGGTATTTCAATAGCATTTAATAACATTATGCTCTCCCTTGTGCTGTTTTCATTTCTAAAATAAAACTATCCATTGTCATACCATTACCTTCAAACGGGCCAAACTCTTTTCCACCCAGACTAAAATTAAGCTGATGTTTAACAACACTTCCTATGTCTGTGGCTTTCTGAGCAATACCACCAGAGGCCATTAAACCATCAGGAATACGTATGTTACCCAAAGCATTATTTAGGTTAGATTGTAATACAGCACCACCTTCAGCAAACTTAGGAATACGTAGTTTGCCGGCATTTAAAAGATCAAGCCAACCAACACCAAACTTTTTAACAGCCGATTTCTTCAGTACGTACTCCCCTTTCATTAACATAGCTGGAACATCATCTTTATTACCATCACCGGGAATATGTTGTTGTACCCGTTTAAAATTAGGGGCCACATTTCCACCTGTAGCATAACGTCTGGCAAGCTGTGTAGTTCTCCTTTGCTGATCTTCAAACTCCCATGCTTTTTTAGAAGCTTCAGCCTCCTGTTTATTTTCAGCTATAAGGCGAGCTTCGGAAGCCCTGTACTCATCTTCAAGTGTCTTGAGATCGTACTGAAGATTAGTTGTCAGGTCTGTTATATCCTTAGCAGTATGCTCTTGTATAACACTTCTGGAATCTTCTGATTCAAGGTATATGTTTGCTGTCTGATCATCTGAATCTCTATTTGAATCAAACACACCACTATCACGGGCTGATCTGGCAGAATTTACACTGGTCTTGTTTGCTAAGGTCAATTTGGCTAATTCTTTAGCATGGTCTGTTTCTGCTCTGTCATCTGCCTTATCATAAGCGGCTTCAGCTTTTGAATTAATTTTATTACCAGAAGATATTTGTTTATCCAGATCCTTAATCTCACTTTTTACACCTGGCAAAATCTCTATGGCATCGTACATCCTTTGCATAACCCTATTATAATTCGCAAAACCAGATGATCCATAAGCGGCAGGTTTTGCTCTCTTAGCCTGAAAGATTAGTTGATCCAAATCTTTCTTATATTTCTCAGCCTTTCTTTTATCCCTATTTAATTGTTTCTCTTCTGTGTTCCATGTTTTATCTTCTTCTTTCCATTCAGCCTTTAATAAATCCTGTGCTGAATCAAGATCCATTTGCAGTTGTTTCTTTTCTGCCTTAAATTCATCATTAAGTTCCTCAATGGCAGATTCCATCTCTTCTTTCAAGGCTTCTAATGAAGACGCTAATTCTTCCTGTACCTTTAAAAGTTCTAATTGTTCTTCCCTTAAAACTTCAGCATACTCAAAATCTTCATCAGCATTAGCCTGCTCAATGGCTTTATCATACTCCCTATTAATAAGATCTTTATCAATGGTGAATGTGTTATTGAGATCCGTCTTATCAAGACCTAATCTGCTAAGTCTATCGGCTGTAGATTTTTCTCTTTCTGCTTTTATCTGTTTTGCTTCTAAGGCATCATCAGCCTTATCTGAAGCCATCTGTCTGGCTATCTCAGCATCATTCTCCGCTTTCTCTCTGGCTATCTCTGCGGCTTCTTCAGCCTGCTCTGCGGCCAACTCTGCGGCCAACTCTCTGGCATCATCTGCGGTTGAATCATACTCATAATCGGAATCAGAAAGGGATGAATAATCAGAACCAGAATCACCGGCGGCATCTCTCAAAGCCTGTTCCTTGAGTGCTTGCAATCTCCGTTGTTTTTCTCTTTCTCTTTCAAGTTGTTCTTTTTTCCAAGCTGACAACCTCGCCATTACAGAACCACCCATCGCAAAATGAGGAACTTCTTCACTTTGAGCATTTCTTACTGGAGCAAGATCATTGGAGAAACCTAAGGGGTTCAAGAAGAAATCAATTTTCTTTTTTATGTTCCCAACTACCCCACCTTTAGCAAAAGCGGGTGCGGCTTCAGCGACACCATTACTTACACTCTCCTTGACATTATTAAGTGTTTCCAATAAAGGGACTCCCAATTTATCAACAGCAGATTTCTTTATAACATATTCACCTTTAGTAAGCATTGCAGGAACATCATCTCTCTGACCAGTCCCGGCACTGATGAATGGTCTTATAAGTTTCTTGAAAACCTTTCCACCTTTAGCAAAATTGGAGTAGTTGTTTTCGGAGAGTTCATCATCATACTGAGAACTTCTGATTTTATACTCATCCTCAAGTGCCTTTAGATCTGATTTGAAATTAAACTTTAGTTCATCTATTGTATTTTCAACATTATCCTCAACACTTTCTAATTCGTTTTTCCTGGCATACTTGGTGATGTCTGTATCTTTGTCAGCTTCCCTCTTGGTTGTAGAGACATCCAATTTATTAGTTACTATAACTCGTTTAGTTGAAACCTTGTTTTCTTTTGTTGCTTCAGACAGATCATCGGAGTATTCTTTTTTAACAACATTGAATTCTGAATCCTGTTTCCTCTTTTCTGCCAAGTATTCTTTTTTTAAATCCTTTGCATTTTGCTTTAACTCTTTTATTTCCTCTTTCTTTGCTGGCATTGCTCTCAAACCTTGACCAACCTTAGCCATATGTCTATTGTAGGCATTGATAACAGACATACCGCCACCTTTAAATACTTTACCTTTGGTCTGTGCTATTGATTCCATGTCTTGATATTCATGCTCAAGAATGTTTAACTCTTTTCTCATTCCTGCTTTTTGATCATTATAATCACCGGATAAATTTTTCTTACCATCTTTAATATTAGAATTAGATGTATCCAGTTCATCACCTAACATATTTTTTGTATCTTTATATTCACTATTCAAGCTACTTAACTCAGCCTTTAATTCAGCCTTTAAAGTAGCAAGAGTAGTTTCTAACTCTTTGGCTATAAAAGTGAGGTCTAATTGTTCTTCTCTAAGGACTTGTGCTTTATCATAATCACCTTCGTCTTCAGCTTGTTCGATAGCTTTTCCATAATCACCATTGATGACATTTCTATCTATTTCAAAATCACGTTTCAAGGCTTCTTTGTCAGCTTGTATTCTTTTAGCTTCAAGTCTTGATTCCTCAATGAGTTCAGCTTTTCTTTCAGATTCTTCCTCTGCCCTCTCACGTAATCTTTCAGCCTCTTGGTAAGCTCTCTCTTCTTCCTTTACAGTTTTAGCATAGGCTCTCTCTTCTGCCCTTACAGCCGCCTCCATTTCTCTTTCCTGACGTTTCTCGGCGGCATTTCTGGCTCTCTCTGCTTTAGCTTCAGCTTCCCTTTTAGCTCTCTCTGCTTTAAGATCAGCTATCCTTTGAGCTTCTATTTTAGCTCCTACTATACCACCAGAAGCAAAATTCTCTACTTTACTGGAATAATCTCCCATCATATTAGATAATGATTGTATACCCAATGGGGTACCTATATTATCCATTTTAGCTGAAACACTATCACTGGAAAACTTATGTTCCACTTTTACATCAGGATTAAGAAAGAGATCAATTTTCTTTTTAATATTATTTAATCCCATTACCTTCGGCATGAGTTTTAGACTATCAACCATTCCACCTTTTGCAAACTTGGGAATAAATGATTTGGCATTATTATTTAATCTCTCTAATAAGGGTAGTCCCAGTTTATCGACTGCTGATTTTTTGATAACATACTCACCTTTGGTAAGCATTGCGGGAACGTCATCTCTCTGCCCACTACCTGCACTTATAAACGGTCTTACTAATCTCCTATATACAGAACCTCCGGTTGCAAACCTTGCTACTCTTCCACCTTTACTATACTGGGCATCCGCAGAAATAGTAACTTTTTTATTTCTTATTTTAGCAATAGCCCTTGCTAATCTAAGGACATCCCTAATACCTTTTACATCTGCGACAATATCTACATTTTTACTTACTACACTGGAGATGGCTGATGCTAAAGAGTTTACAAATGATTCGCCTTTTACATCAACATCAACATCCTCGTCTACACTATCTATTTGATCCATTGACTTGTTTATACCTTCTACGTCAATAGATCCTACTGTTTTTACAGAAACTATAGCACTTTTATCCTCAACTGCATGGGATGAAACAAGTAGATCATCCACATCATCTTTGCCTTCTACAGTTACACCATAGGTGGCTTCTTTATCTACAATTTCGTGAGAAGTTACAAGCAAATCATCAACATTGGCTTTCCCTACAACTTCTGCTGTTATTGTGGAATCCACATCTTCAATTTCACTGGAAATGGCCACAAGGTCAGCTACACTCTCTTCACCTTTAACCATTGCTGTAATAATTGAATCTATATCTTCAATCTCATCAGATATGGCTACCAGGTCTTCTACATCACTCGTTCCTTCAACATTTACATCATAAGTGGTGTCTTTATCTACAATTTCATCTGCGATAGCTACAAGATCTTCTACTTTCTCCTGTCCATTTACGGAAACTTCATAAGAAGCTTCTGCTTTTATAGGTGGAATCAAAGCTTCTATTTTTGCTTTCTCAGCTTCAGAATCTTGAACTTCTAATTCTGTCTGGATGGTTACTTCTTCAGGTACTTCATCATAAAATGGCTTCATGTCAGGAGTATTTATCCTAATCACTACACCATCATCAAAAACCTGAGTTAACTGCCCAAATTGATCTTTAACAATTTTAAAAGCAGGTTCAGCAGATTCAGAAATTCCATCAAATATGGCTTTCCCATTTTCCCTTGCTGAATTAGCCATTTGTTTCGTAGCGTTTCTTTCAGCATCCGTTAAATCTGTGAATACCTTTATTCCGTTTTCTTCAATAACTCTAAAACCGTTTTCAGCAATTTCCCATATTTGTTTTTGAGTTTCAGAGATAGCCTCTTTATTTGCATTTAATACAGTTTTTGTAGAATCAACGGAAACTATATTTCTTTCCTGTATCTTTTTACTTTCTTGATCAATTAAATTCTCTTTATAATCAGAAACCTCTTTGGCTATCTTCTTAATTTCTTCACCTTCTTGTTTTGCCAGATCAGAGGCAGATGAAGATGAAGCATTATTTGATGAAGTGCCACCTGCTATTTGTGTTTTTTCAATTTCTACTTTTTCTTGTAATTTCACAATCTCTTTTTCAAGATCATCCATTACTGCTTTGTGTCTTTTAGCTTCCTCAGTAAGAGCTGTTTTGTTAACCTTTACATAAGCGGCTTCTTGTTCATTGGAGGCTTCTTTAATACGAGTTAATTTTAAATCATGAGCAGATTGAAGGTCTTCTTTTTTACCTTCACTTTTGGTTTCTTCTTCTTTCCTTGCTTTTACAGCTTTAGCTACAGCTTCCTCAGCCTCTTTCTTTAAAATAAGTTCTTCAATCTCACCTTCAATATTTCTGGCTTTCTTTAAAGCCTTTTCTGCTTTTTCGATATTACTAATAGCTGTACGTTCATTTTCAAGACCTGATGCAAGAGTTTGTGCTTGTTCAATAAGATCTACACCTTGGGCAAGTTTCTGTTTGTCTTGTTCAGCTTCAGCTTGTGCTATGAGTTTAGAACCCTCAGAGAATTTTTCTTTCATAGCTTTTCTGTTACTGTTATTTACTTGCTCTTCCGTCATGCTCTTTTGACGTATGGCTCTTATCTGATCTTCTGCATCTCCCTCAATCCCTAATATGTCTGCGGCAGTTTCTTGCTTGTTTTTTAAAGTCTTTTTAGCTATCTTCTTTAAATCTTCAGCCAGTTTTTCATTTATTTTTTTAATTTTTTCAGCGAGGGCTTCTTCTATCTTTTCTACCTTTAAGGCGTAACTTTCATTTTCTTTTCTTCTGGCCTTAAATGATTTCTTTTCATTTTTTTCAAGAGAATCGGTTAATTTAGTATTTGATTTTTTAATGACATCTGCATTTTTATCATTCTCAGTTACCCTCTTTTTTTCAATACTAATAATTTCATCAACACTCTTTTGAATTTCCTGATTATGTGCTGAATTATATTTTTCAAGTTCCTGATAATATTTCTTCTCTGCGGCCAAGGCAATTTTGTGCCTTTTTTCATAATCATCTGCATCATTCTCTTTATTGGCAGATTTAAAATATACTTTAGCGGCTACTAATAATTCTTTATAGAAATTTAAAGTTGATTTCTTTTTGGAGTCTTCACCTTCTTTGTATGTTATGTCACTCTTTGTAACAAGGGCATCTATTTTTGATAAAGATTCAGCATGAGCAGTTTCTTTTTTTCTTAGAGATTCTTCATAAGCCTTTTCCTGACTAAGAGTATTTTCGGGTCTATCTTCTTCTAATCTCTTAATTGTTTCCAAGAAATCATTATGTGCTTTAGCTTTAGCTTTATTTAAAGCATCAGTATTTTTTAAGATACTTCCCGAAATATTATTTTGCTGAACTTCATAGGCTTTTAATTCAGATTCAAATTTTTCAGTGAGAATAGCTGATTCACTGGAATTTATTTCATCTTGAAAAGCAAAAGCTTTAAGAGTTAATTCCCTTTTTTTCCTATCATATTTTTCATAAGCTTCTGTTTTTTCTTTTTCATTCCCTTGAGCGGCCGAAACCTCTGTATTCTTTGTTTCTTCTATTTGTTTTAATTTTGCAATAAATCCTAACTTCCTACTCTCAAACCCCTGTAATTCTACAATATTTATTTTCTCTTGTAGACCTTTGTGGTCTTTAAGAGATTTGGTTAAGTTAGTTAAGTATTTAGGATCTTTATCAGTATCCCATTTTTCTATTATGTTTGTGAATGTAACGTCATTCACTTTTTTGAGTATTTTAAGATGTTCAATGATACCCTCTAATTCCATCCCAGTGTACTTTGATTCCTTGGCAAGGTCTATTATAGCCTTTAGAGGTTGATCTAAACTAATATCATTAGAAGCAATTAAAACGTCAGCCCAACCTTTGGTTGATACATTTAAAGTTTCAAAACCTTCTTTTAGAGTTTCTTGCTGTCTATTTAACTTTAGACCTGACCAAGAATTTACAGTGTTCTGAAATTCTTTAAAGGATACTTCATTATTACTAATTGCCTTTGAAAAGTCGAATGCATCTGTTATTGAATCATCTATAGACCAATTTAACAATTCATCCATAATTTTATTCAAATTTCTGGTGGCAAAATCAGTTTGTTTGGTGATAAATTTAGTGGCTTCTTCCAATGCAGTTGCAAGCTCTATTTTTTTCAACGCATTCAACTTATCAACAACTAAAGTTAAAGCTTCACCTTGGTCTTTTAATTTACCAGTTAAAGGATCTATTTGGTTGGCGGCATTTAAAGCTTCTGTTGATACTGATCCAAATTTAGAAGCCAGATCATGTAAGTCTGTCCTTAATGATAAACTTCGTTGTATTAATTCTTTTGATCCCACAGAAAGATTTGCTGTGGACTCCATATAATTTTGAACTTTCTTAATTGCTCCTTGGTAAGCATCAGCCATACCTCGGGCGGCATTTGCGGCATCTGTTGTTGCATCTTTTAAGATATAAAACACACCTGCAATAGCACCTACGGCTATTGCGGCAGGTACAAGGATAGCAAGGGAAGCTATTAATATTTTTGTGGCTGAGGCTGTTCCAAGTAAAGCAAAATCTACAGCAAGCAATTCTGCTATAAGGGAACCAAATATAGAAGCGGCAAGTAGTGCTTTTAATTTTAAGAATGCAAGAGTTAATCCACCTACTATAACTGTAAAGGCTGATATTTTTATTATTACAGCACCTACAGAGCTATTTGCCAAGTAGGTCATTACATCAACAACCTTTCTTGCCAAATCAATAAATAGTTTCATAACACCACTTGCACCACCTTCTCCTATGGCAACTGCAAACAATCCTACTTTATCTTTTAAATTCTTGAAGGATACTCCAAGACCTTCCATCTGAGTTGCGGCCATTCTTGCGGCTGTTCCAGTATCCCCTACAGTAGCTAACATGCTTTGAAAAGAACCTGTTGAAGATGATAAAGCTAAGGCGGCTGAGGCTCCTCTTTTTCCAAAAACATCAAAAGCTACTGATGCATCATTTACAACTAAACCTAAATTTTGAATAACTTTGCTGTAACTTGTTACTCTTGGGTCAAGTTCTTCTAAAGAAACACCCACATCCATTGCGGCTTCTTTTAATTTCTTAGAAGGATCAATTAATTGAGAGAAAACATTCCTTAAACCAGTACCTATGGTACTTGCACGTAAACCATTATTTGCAAGAGTCATCATGGATGCAGACAATTCTTTGAACGATACTCCTGAATCTCTGGCTACAGGTCCTACATAATTCATTGCTGTTCTGAGTTTATCTACTGTAAGTTTTGATCTATTCACAGCATTTGCAAAAACATCAACTATCTCACTTGACCTTGTTGCATCAATTCTAAACACCCTCATTGTGGTAGTAACAAGATCCACCGTACTTGCCATTGTTGAAAGTGTACCAGTTGCAAGGTCGGATACTGCTTGCATGGTTTCCACTGCTTCTGTTGCAGAAAAACCAGCTTGTCCAATTGTTCTCATGCCCTCTGCTACTTCTGAGGCTGAAAATTTGGTGGAAGAGGCGACTTCGATTATCTTTTCACCCATTACCCCTACTTCGTACTCAGTAGCACCAGTAATGGCTTGCAGGTCTTTCAAAGCCTGATCATACTCTATAATGGATGTTACTCCCTCACTGAAAGCAGTTCTAATACCTTGTAGGATACTTGAAATTACACGGAATTCAGCAACGGTTCTGAAATTATCTCCAAAACCTCTTACTTTTACACCCGCTTTTTCTGCGGCATCTCCAATAGAACCATATGATTGTTTAACTTTATTTGTAGCGGCAGAAGATTTGTCAAAAGCGGCACTTAATTTATTTACATCTCTGGCAAATGTTCCGAATGTTGTTAAATTTGTTGATTTTCCAATTTTATTTAAAGATATATTTAACTTGTTTAGTTTATTAGATAATTTATTTAACTCTAATTCACTTAATTTCTTTATTTGATTTACAAAAGGAGTAATAGAGGCTATTTTTACATCTTTAAGTTTTAAGAGTGAAGCTGTAAAACTTGCAATGTGCTTGGGTTGCCCTACTTTATTTAAAAGTTTAAAAGCTTTAGCAACCTTTATTAGTTTGTCAGGACTAGGAATAGTTTTAAGTCCTTGAAGAGACTTAACAAAAGGTCCAATAGATGCAACAGATGGTATTTTTAGGTTTTTAAGGTTTCCAAGTTCTTTTACATATCCTGCAAGATTCTTGGGTGGACCTACGTCATTTAGAAGTTTAAAAGCTTTAGCAACGCCTTCCAATTTTTCAGGACCGGGAATACTTTTAAGTCTTTCAAGAGACTTAACAAAAGGTCCAATAGAGGGTACTTTTAAATCTTTAAATTTTTCAAGCTCTGCTACATACTTTGAAATATCCTTAGGGGGATGTACATCATTTAGAAGTTTTAAGGCTTTAGCAAGACTTTCCAGTTTTTCAGAACTGGGAATACTTTTAAGCCCTTTTAAGGCCTCAACAGTAGAATTGAGGCCCATGGGTGGTTTTATACTATCCAAAGAAACTTTAAGGTCAGTCAAAGAAGTCTGAGCTACCTGAACTGATCCCTTTACACCTTCAAAAACGGTACCTAACTCTTTTATGCCTTTACCATCAAGACCTGTTACTTTTACAGCAATTTCAACTTTTTTTGTTATGTCGGCCATTCTAACCTCCACCCATTCGTTTTTTTAGGCGTTTCCAATCATCCTGTACTTTATCTTTAGGAATCTCCTTCTTAGCCACACGATCTTTGTAGGTGGGATCTATGCCATTCAAAACATTTAGTAAACCTTCGTATTCCAAATTAGATCCCATCCAAGTTTGTGAGAGTTTTTCAACCCTCTTGTCCATTTCTGTTAACATTACCGTTTTGAAAAACATACCTATCTCAGATAATGTATACTGTTTAATGCTTGACCACGAATGCCCATTAGCAATTAGGACTTGGATTGCTGTGGAGATTCCTGTTTTGCCGCTTTCTGGTCTATCAGAGGACGGAAAAGTGTCGTCAAGCTCTTTGAGTTTTTTTCGAAATTTTCCTTGGCTTTCAGGTTGACTTCGATAACTTTATCAATGACTGTAACAATGACATCAATAGGAAGTTTAATAAGGTCATCTTTGTGGATATCTGAAAGTTCTTCAAGGACTTCAGGAAACTGTTTGATAAGGACTGTAGCCATTGTAAAAAGATTTTCAGGCTGGTTGTAATTGTCCCAGGTAACTCCCTGATCGGCAAGTACTGTGCCATAACCTTTGGCTTTTATTGTGAGGATTGCAATTTGCTCCGCTACGAGAGGGCGGATAAGGACTTGCTGATCTCCAATCATTAGAGGTTCACCTGGAAAAAGTGCTTCTAAATCAATGGTAATTCTTTGTCTTTGTTTTGGTGCGGGTGTTGTACTCATAACATTTACATCCTTCTTTTAAGTACTGTGGTTTAAAAAGTGGGTTGGATTTTTTCTTATTCTACCAACCCACTTTTATTTATATTATATTACATTGACCTTACGCCATTCTAATATCCATGTAAGGAGAACTTGGATGGTTAGTATCATCTTTCAGGATCTCACCTGCAAATCCCAGAGTAGACCAATCATCACCAATCATTGCAGTATCACCAGATGGAGTTAAAGAAACTCTCCATACCTCAAGCTCTTGATCAACACCGGCAGGATTATCAGAAACAAATCGCAGTCTACCTTCAATCTGAGTATTCTTAAACGCCTGGATCTCATTGTAGGTAATTGGGGCATAACCGTAAGTTATTGTTATAGCCTCTCCTTCTACGACAGTACCACCAGATAGCATTTTAACTCTACCAATGGTATCATCTTTCAAGGAAGTCTCAATAACGTAATCTGTTCCTGCAACGAAAACACCTGTACCCTCTACAAGTACAGTAGGAGTACCAGTTGCCAGAACCTCAGCACCAGTTGCAGAAGCGGCTCCAGAACCATCTGAAGCAAGAACTTCCCCAGTAAATCCTGGAGTAGTCAGAGCAATAGTCAGAGTTCCTGAAGTAGAGTCACCTGTTACAGCAAGAACTATACCTGCACCAGTTGCACCAGTTACAGAATCACCTGCGGCAAAAAGAACTGTACCTGTAGCATAAGCAAGAGTGTAAACTGCAAGGTTTCTGAAAGCAAGATCTAAACGGTTACCAAGATGAGCTACGTGAGCCTCTTCAACAACTGTACCTGCGGTCTGAACAACTTCATTGATGTCTGCAAGAGTGAGCAAGGCCAAATTTTCTTTGTTGATTTCATCAAGGGTAAAGGAAAGTCCAGGAGTAATCTGTGAGATTATTTCCTTATCTTTCGCTTTCAATCCACCTCGAGAACTGTAATGCTCAAGTTTTTCAAGAGCAATGTTAAATGTAAATGCGGGTGCATTTCCAAGATCACGTTCACCCTGATATACAGAGCTTACTAATTGATCAAAGTAGACAACGCCTTTTCCTAAGGTATAATTGTCTGTGTTTGGGGAATTGGCCATTTTTTAAAATCCTCCGTCAAAATAAATTAAGTCCAAAACGAGCCTCATTCCTAACAATTTAGGAAGCCCGTAACCTGTGGGGCCTTCTGTCCGGTTTTCTCTGATAAAAGTTGTACTGTTAACCAACCGGGGATTGATTACCGGAGGATCAGATTCTTTTTCTGTAAAAACCACACTTCGTAATTGTCTATATAGTGCTTTAATATCTATATCTTTTTTTGCAATAATTTCAAGGGTTACTTCAAGTGCCCTATGACAAGGGTATCCATGACTATTTCTTGATGTGGACTTTACAATGTAGTCATCGCCCTCATGCATTATAACGCATGGTAAGTTCCTTTGATTAATGGGACTTGTTGGAGTTCTCCGAAAAGATTTAAGACCTAACGTATCTTGCTTTAACTCGATACGTTCAAAAATCTCAATCAATCCATTTTCTCGGTCTTCCATTATACCCTCTCCATTATTCCATTAGCTATTGATCTGGCTATTTTGGATTGTCTTGATGGTTTGTTAATCAAAACAGGCCCTATAGCACCACCTTTTGTTAAAGCTTTACCTGGGTTTAATCCACCTGCCCAAACACGACCATTATAAATATGCAATTTACCTGTTTTCTTTTTCGATCCAGGGTAATACCAAGGTGCTTCATTTTTATCTGCACCAAATTCCATCCATTCTGCTTTTGGATCATCATTGAATATTCTAATACCAATAGAATTGCTATTTCCGAATTCACTTTTATCCATTCTCCACCTACTTCGGTAGACTGAAGTATCTACAGGGGAACGGTTTTCAAAATCTTTTTGGAGCAAAGTACCTTCTTTGTGCAAAGCTATTCTGGCCCCTGTCTGCATTCTAAAAGGCATATCTCTAAGATCTTTTATGATTTCGTCTAAATTCATTAAACTTTCCTAAGCAAAAAAGTATACATAACGGTCATTGGGTCAATATCAAAATCTACAACTGAAAATAGTTTTTCTCCCAAAAGAGTATCTTGTATGAGGATGGTATCACCTGAATTCACCTCTCCAATTATATCTACAAATGGAACTAACCCTTTTACATCGGTAGGCTGGATATTTTCAGAAAAAGTTAAAGTTTCAACATCTTTCTGGGTAAATGTTTCTTTTATGATTCTAATGGAACCACTATCTTCAATGTCTTCCTCAAAACCTGTATCAGTCACAATAGTGTATGATCCGGCTTTTACAGCATCGTTCATAACATTGAAAATAGTCTCAACACCCGATAAGAATGTATCTCTTAATCCCATTAGGTCCTCATCAATCGAACTATACCCATAGTTCCCTTAGTATAGAAATCAGATAAAATTTTCCATATTTTTTCAGGTATTGCTTTTTTGGCGGTGGAATTAGTATCCCCATTGTCAGCTTTAATCATCAAAGAACCTGCTTTTATTTGTTCAATACCTGCAAGGGGATCCTCTGATGTTCTGTCAGCGGCAATTGAAGATAAAGAAAGTTCATATACAGCTACTTTAACTTCAACAGGAATGGAGTCTTCATCAACAGAATCCCCATTCTGCCTTACAACACCGGTGGCAGGAAAATGCAATGATTGCTCTGACGATGCTTTTGAACCCTTCCATTTAATATACCAATCTAACATTTGAGTAGATGTTATCAAAACTTCATTTTGGTAATCAAATGTGTCCCAAGCTAACGCATGTACACGATCAGAAAAATATGCATTAGCTTCAGCAAGGGTTACATAAGAATTGGAGTTTACTCCACCTACAGTAGCATCAAGAGCCATCTACTTATTCCTTTTTAGATTTTTTCAATTTAATTCTTTTTTTAACTTTAACAGGAGTTTCAGTTTTTTCTTTAAGTTCCTGAGGTTTCTCTGGTTCTTCTTCCAGTTCTTTCTCAGGTTCTGGTTCTTCTTCCAGTTCTTTCTCAGGTTCTGGTTCTTCTTCCAGTTCTGGAAGTTTTTCCTCAAGTTCTGGTTCTTCTTCCTGTTTTGTTCTACTCCATCCAGAAGCTAACATGATTGTCAATTGTTCTGAATCACAATTAGCTTCCATTCCTTCTTTGTTGTATATCTTCATTTAACCTATCTCCTGTTAAGTGGTTTTAATTAATTACTTCTTATGAGGTTGTTTTCCCCTGTGCAAGAAGTGTCACTCTTCGAGGATCAAGCATGAACGCACCAATGAGTAAATCCATTGATAGAGTGGTCTTTTTGGATGTCATGTCATACCCTTTAACGATACGGATACTAACACCATTGTTTGAAGCAGTAGCGGCAACTTTGTCATCTGGAAGATCCAGTATTGGAAAAGCCACAGCAAGAGAACGATCATCAAAAATTGCACCCTGATAAGTAAGATCATCACCAGCACCAATAACAGTAATAGCGGCATCATCGGCAATGACTTCCATGATAGGATCTACCAGAACTATCTCAGTAGCGGCAGAGGCATCAGCAATAGTTGTTTTAACAATCAGAGGTCTACGACATCCTGCAACTGTCAATCTATCTCCAGCCTGGAATGGAAGCTCTGTTCCTGCATCATAAGTAAGAATGGAAAGACCAATCTTATTCTTAGTTGCCACTGTACTGTTAACAACGGCTGACGCAGTACCAGTGGTATGTGCTGTACTGTTTGTTGGGAAAGCAATGGACGTATACCAATCCATACCCATAACACGACCCAACTGTGCTTCTTTTAAAGTCTGCTCACCCTGAGATCCACGGGTCTGCGACTGATTAAACCAGGTCTGTCCCAAAAGTTTTGCTTCAAGATCAAGATCAATCAATGAAAATCTTCCAGTTGTGCTTAACTGTTGTAGAATGGCATTTTTTCTGGCAAGAGCCATGTCTGATGCACTACTCATAAGGCTGTCATCACCGGAAGTAGAAACATAAAGACCTGCACCCTGGAGAATTTTTGTTCCAAGATAACTATCTACTGTTTCCGCAAGACTGTAAGTTGCCGGTTTAATAACCTGTTCGGAAAATGAATCCAAATCAAGTGTAGATTCAGCAGATGTCAAAGCAACAGAAATATCATAATGCTTTTCAATTGTCATTGATCTGCTTGCAGTCTGGATGTCCTGAACTGCAATCGCAGTTGTGAACGTATTTACTTCGTACTCACCATGTGTCCTGAAGGAAACAGTATCACCTACTTTCCATCCATTTGACTTAGTGGTGAATTCGCTCGTTTTGTCTTTTGCACAAAGAGGGCCAATTACTAAAGCATCCTCAAGATGTCCTAAGGCCTCTGAAGCGATTACTGAGGGATGTTCCCAAATATTTCCCATTTTTAAAACCTCCTAAAAATAATTAAAATTATCACCGAAAGAAAGGGTCGGTGACTATATACTACATAAATTGTTCTTATTTTCCGACCCCCTGGGTCTTCCAAATGGTATTTCCCAGAAACACCTTTATACTTTATACTACCTGTTCTATTAGACTATATAATAGAACAGGTTTAATCCTTATGTCAAGAGGAAATGTTACCCTTTTCTCTTTTTAGCTTTTAATCTTCGGTATTCTTTCTGATTACCCGCTTCCGCCGCTTTGGTAATAGCCGCATCAAGATCACTCATATCGGACTCTCCTCTGGCATCTATACCTGCTGAACTGGGCCAATAATGAGGGGCCACTTTTTTCAATGATTCTATCCAATTTGTTGGTGTCAGAACTTTATCATCTTCAGTTTTACGTAATTTTCCATCAACATCACGGGCCTCAACAGAAGAATCTTTAGCCAGGGTGAATACACTGCCACCACGAAGAAGGATGTCAGAAAGAGCTTCAGGACGAACTTTAGATTTCAAAGCCGCATCTCTTAAAGAATCATCAATCATTTTAGATTCATACAGTGTTTGAAAAGTATTTCCATTGGCAGAGACTTCTTTCAATGTGGTATTCAATTCAAGTAAAGCGGCCTCATGATCTGACGTAAGGGTAGAAGTCCTTTTCAGGATGACATCTTCAATTTTCCCATCTTTGATCATCTGAGCTTCTTCATTGGTATCCAGAAAATTTAAAGCATCTCTTGCCGCATCAGGATCAATGTTATCAAAGTTTTTCAGAGTTTCCGCAATCTTTTTCTTTTCATCCAACAATTCAATATTTTTGTCTTTTAAAGGTTTGACAGCCTCTTCAATCTTTGCATCAATCCCATCAGTCACAAGTTTCATTTCTGAATTGTAATCTGCTTCTGCCTTTGTTCTTACTGTATCATCTTCAATAAATGTAAAATCCATTTGGTATCCTCCTCAGGAGATGTGTAAAGCCCTCTGGGCCATACGTTAGGTTAATTTGTCTTCAAGTCCGCCTTCCTCTTTGGCATTGATCTTGCTGACAGGTACTGTTTCTTCCTTCACGACTTTTTTCTTATTCCCATTCTCATCCAATTCACCCTCGGGGTTATTTTCAGAGTTTAGTTTATCCATCTCAGCTTTTTCAGCTAACTTACGTTTCCGATCTTCTGCCAGTAGGGCCATGTAATCTTCAAACCCTATTGTCTGGTCAATAAGTCCAGATGTAACGAGATATCTATGTACAACGGTCATGGGAATAACTGTTTGACCGTATCCTTCAATAATTTCTTTAAGTACAGATGGATCAGGAATACCCTGAGTCAATGCTGTAGGAGCATCAATTTTTACATCATCTTCATTGTACCCAGCCCATTTACACATAAGAATAATGCCTTGTTTAATGGCATTTAAAGCTGATAGGTAAACAGAGTAGATAGATGCTGATTGAGTTGATTGCCTAATCCTTAATGCTTCAGCCGCTTCAACTCCCTTCCGAGCATCCAAGATAGCTACACCATGACGGATGGCTTCTTCGTACAAATCTTTTATATGCTCTTTTACATGGGTTAAAGCCGCTGTGTCTGTCTTGGTATAAAATACTCTTGCTAATTCGTTTGGAATAACCATCATAACAGAAGATCCTACCACATTAGGCAGTTGATCATCATTTGATGCACCAACTACCACCAAAGTGGGATTGCATGATAGGAATTCTGAGTTTGCGAGATCCGCTTCTTTTCTGTAAATCTGAATAGAGCAATTGGCTACAGATATCAAAGGTATTGGTTGCATATCAAAACTATTATTAATTGAACCTGCAAGAAATAAAGGAATCTCTGACATTGTAGATCCCAAGAAAACAGGAGTTACATTTGAATCATTGTAGTTTTGGGAATTTTTAGCAAACAATTTAGAATTGAAAACACCTTTCTCATCTAAAGATAAAACACGATATACTGTATCCGTGGAATGAGAAAAAATATCTGTTGATTGAGGTCTGGTTTCTTCTAACACACCTAAAATAAGGGACTTTTCAGTACCCACTACATTGCTTTTCCAATTTATAAAGGATTCAGCTTTATATTGAACAAATCGGAATTCATTGTTTTCTACAATGTCAACTAAAAGGGGAACTCTACCTGTTTGAAAAATCTCAATAACTACATCAAGAAATAACTGTTGCAATGACCTACCATCTTTGGTGGCTTCTTTTAAAAGGTATTCCAGTTGTTTAGGTACATTAAATTCAGGTAATTTTGTAACAACAATTCCTAATGCACCAGAAAGAGCATAAGAAGTCACAAGAGGGAAATGAGCCCTTTCTTTATACGAATCATAAGCATCTGCATAATCACCTGACATTCCTCCAGGTCGTGGAAGATAAGTTTCCGATTTACCCTTAATGGTATCTTCACCCTCCATACAATCTCTGATCTTTAGCCAAGATTTTGAATTTTTAGCATACCCAGGATGATGTTCATCCACATTTTCTGAACCAGTAACAGACTGATTTAATTTCCCTTTATCACCATCCATTAGTACCTCACTTTTCTTCGTTTAATTTTTGTTAATTTACGAGCAAGGAGGTATCTTAACGAATCCATTAAATGATCTTCAAGATCTGTATCAATATCCTCTGGTTTTTTTACATCTCTTTGCATAAGTGGTAAAGTCCTTATGTGATTCTTTGCTCCTGCCATAAAGTACAAATGAGGCATTTCTAAATCACCCCGTTTTGCCGCACCTAACATCTGTCTTATTAAAGACCATCCTGAAATTCTTGATCCTGATCCCTTATATGCTTTTGTCCAACTGCAATTTAAAGCTGACAAATTAGCACCAATTGAAGTTCCATCTCTTACCTCATATATAGAAGTATCAGCAGGACCAGGGTGTACTTTTATACCATACTCATTTAATATAAGGTTGTCAACACTCAAAACCCTTCCTGCTATTTCAGAAGAAGTTGCCCTGTCACCCTCATTTGGTTTTCCTGTCCATCCATATATCTCAGTAGGTATTATTACTGAATCTTTTGGAATGTATGGAATATCTTCTTGTTCTGGTTGTTCCCCGTTTGTTTCAAATCCATATGTCACACCCCAAGGTTTTGATGAACCCCAGTCAAAACTTCTTATTCCTCTCCAAGTTGTAGGTGGATAAAAATATGGTAATACGTGGATTTTTTTATCCCATACATCTGTAAAAAATCCACCAAAAACAAGATCCCATGAACCATCAATCCATGCTTTCCTTAACATTTCATCATCTTTGGTAAGTTGATGTATCTTTGCAATGTAAAGGGGGTCAGCAAGCATTAAGGATTTGTTCTCTGAAGCATACGATTGAATATGTGTTCTGGTTATCTGCAATGTTTTAGTTACATCATTTCCATCAGGATCTGGATAAGTAACCACTACATCTTCAATGTGAACTTTTCTTGCTGGGACTGTATCTATAAAACGTTGTTTCACCCATCCATGCCCAGGTCCTGATGGATTGCATGTGGATCTGTACTTTAAAGGTATACTTGGGTTTGATGATCTGTTACAAGACATCAACTTTAAATAGATATCATCAAATGGATGATTTGTTAATTCCTCCCATCCAATCCAAGGATATTCATGTCCATGATACTGATCATAATCGGCTTCTACTCTGGCATAATTTAACCACAATGTTTCCCCGTCTGCAAAAGTCCATATTTTCCTACTGGCATTATATTTAGCTGAGGGATGTATTCTTGGTATCCACTTACGTGTTTTTGATATTACATCACCTAACTCAGTGGTAGCCTCTCTTAAAAGGAGACCTTTGTAATCAGCTCCGTACCCTCTTCCAACACCTTGCAAATAATCCATAACAAGAACATCTGTTTTTCCTCCACCTCTATTCCCGTGAAGAAGACATTCCCAAGCAGGACAAGCCAAAAACAATTTCTGTGATCCTGGATAGGGATCCCATACTACATTAGGTTTTGCCATTTTATAATGAACTCATTTCAGATTCAGTTATCACACCACAATAATCGTTTATACGTGGAACTTCTTCATAGGTTATTAATTCTTTTACTTTTATATGTGCTTTTTTACGCTTTTTTTGCATTTTTTTAATTAATTCTTCTTTGTACTCTGGAGTTGCTTTTTTATCCCACCATTGTTTTGCAAGTTTACTTATCTCTTTATATTTTGCTTTTTTAGCCTCTGGAGTTATATCTTGGAACTTAAAATCTTTTCTACCTTTTCTTGATGGTCTATTCTCAACCCTTTTTTTAGCAAGTTCTGTATATCTCTCATAAGAAAGATTTTCAATAGTCTCAATTCGAGTTTTTGACACCTTTCTATTTATTTCTTTCTTCCTTTCGGGTGACATCTCCCTGAGTCTTTTCTTTGCACCTTCAGATATGGCTTTACAACGTCTTGCTCTTGCTTCCTTAGTCATATTTGTCCAAGAATTCACCTTACGTTTCTTTTTAGCCATTTTTATTGTTCCTCTCCCGCTTTTTCCCACTCTTCAATGCTCATTGAATTAGGAACAACGAGTACACCATGAAGATTTTGATTCATATTTAGGTTTTTACTCTCAATTTTCTCAGAATAACCCAATTTATTACCAGTTAAGAATTTATACAAGTGAGTATTGAAGTTTCTACTATCTAAACCCTCTTTTCCTTTCTCTAACCACCAAGCTTCATGGAAAGCCTTACCAATTTCAAAGGCAAGACCAAACTCAGAGAACTTTTCACTCCATTGTTTCAATGTACTTACAGCTATTCCGAATTTAGATGCTATTTCTACATCACTACACCCATCTTTACTGAGTGAAATGTAAGCTATAGGGTGATATTCAGGTTTAAACTTACAATTAAATCCTGATTTTGTGAGATATGTTTGTGTTTCGGTAACAGTAAGAGAAGTTTCAGGAACTAAAGGATCTCCACCATGTATTTTACATAATGTACTCTTACCCACAGCATTTCTGGAACATTGTTTACCATTTTCAAAGAACATACACTTCATTTTTGTGTACTTTTTCTTTATAATACGTTTCTCTTTATCTTTGAGTTTACTGAACTTCTTTTTTAGTTTCCTTTTAAGAGTCATTTAGAAAGACCTCATCAAAAATTTGTACATTTTTCTATCTTTTTTAGAAAGTATCTTGTTAATCATGCATTCTGTAATGAAATCAGACAATCCCTTAGCTGTATTATGCTTCCATTTAGATAATGAGTCATATATGAAGTCTGTTGTTTTATTCATCAAAATACCACCAAAATCTAAAGGATCTTTTGGGTCTATCTTTAATTTCATTCCAAACATGATCCACAGGAGTATTATATTCTTTTTCAATGTTATGGATGTAGGTCTATCTTGTACTCTTATTGAAAACTTTATATGAGCGTTATGGGTATCTGACATTTCGTACCTTTAAGCTTTAGGGGTAAACATTAAACCACAACAAGAATCATTAGATCCATATACTGTAGGTTCAAGAGGAGACATATTCAAGAGATACAATATGCTATTCTCAAAACTGGAGTTGTATTTTTCTATAATTCGTTGTATTTCTTTTTTGGACATTGTACTTTCCCCTATGAGAACAGAAGGGTCTAAAGTATAGTGGTCATAACGAGTATTATTAACAAAGCCACCCTTTTCATATTTTTCTTTATGATCCATGTGATCAATCCTTGTATAGTTAATAGTAAATAAATTAATAAATTAATAAATTCCATCATACAACCTCACAATCCTGGTTGTCAAGCATTAATTTTACAATTATACTACAAGGGGTTTTATAAAAATAATTATACATATACCATTGAGGTAATTCAAGTGGGTTATTGTAAGGGAAAGATACTATGTCCACATACCACAATACCACTTAAAAAATTCAAAAAACGAATACCAAACGAGAGGCCCACCCCACCATTTTGAACAATGGTGTTCATCACTCACGAAGTTATGCGGTAATAATAAAGTTATGCGGTAATAATAAAGTTATGCATGCATAACTTTACATAGTAGTAATTATAATGTTTGGTATACATAACTTTATATGTACTACTATGTAAAGTTATGCAGTAAATATTTTATTATGCATGACTAATAAAATTTAATCTACTATGTAAAGTTATGCATGCATAACATAATGATTCATGCATAACATAATGATTCATGCATAACATAATGATTCATGCATAACATAATGATTCATGCATAACTATATCATTCATACATAACTATATCATTCATGCATAACTATATCATTGATACATAACTATATCATTCATGCATAACATAATGATTCATACATAACTATATCATTCATGCATAACATAATGATTCATACATAACTATATCATTGATACATAACTATA